TTGTCAATCAGATAAGTATGCCCCTTATAGAAGGTAAAGTTTGGATTATTTCCTGAAGTAGCGCCCGGACCAGTGAATGTGTAAGCGGAGCTTCCGCTAGTACCGGCAGTGTACTTTGTTACTGGCCCCGTGGTTTCATCATTCAACCTTATCCAGACACCGCCATGAGCGAAATAGAGGCCGCCTGTAGCGTGAACATGAGCAACAGCGCCGTGATATGATGAAGCACTTGGTAAATCACTAAGTCCGCTGTAATAAAATACAATCTTGTTAGCACCGGAACTGACGTTTAAAAGACCATTAGCATCTATAATATCCGTTAATACACTGGAACTATTTCCCAACGCAGAATAAATTTCAGTAAAGTTATCGTTTATTTTATCGGCACCAGCACGAAGAGTATCACCACTGCCGTCATTTGCGCTTGATCCAATTCCTACTGATTGTTTTGCCATTTAAGCCTCGTCAAAAGTCTTGGTTGTTGCGTCAAGTGTAACACTTGTTGAATCAAAGGTCGATCCCGTGCTTGCTCCAGTCACTGTTACCGAACCAAGACTAATAGAAGCCGAAACCCCCGTTACTGAGACTGGAGTAACAACATCACCACCTAACGTGACTGTTCCTACAAGACCTTCCGCTTGAGGAACTCGTTGATACTGCAAAGTTACCACGCTGAATATAGGAAATTTTACTGTAACCGGTATTTTATTGTTGTTTGGTCTGGCGTCTCTTAAAGTTTGCGGATCACGTACTTTTCTAAAAGGACCTAACTGAGGGTGTTTTCTTTCAAACTCATCTTTGCCTACCAGTAACCCGTTCCATTCCTTACGCATATCTCTATATTTATATCGAAATCCGGAGCGGTCCGATATAGCGTAAGCGTTTTTTCCGGAGGCATATTTAGCCATTAGTTTGACCTGAAATAAGAGTATTCAGGAGTGACTGTAAAGCTGGACCTATCTCTATCCTCACCCATAGCCCGCTCAAACTCTTCTTCATAAATAACTTTTAACATCTGAGTACGATTAGGCGCTCTTTTCAAAGATATGTAATAAGCCAGCCCCGCAGCTAAACAGGGATAAAACCGAAAAGGTACGTCCATTGTGTTAATTGCAGTATCGCCGTCATCAATACGGGTTAAAGCATTATACACAATAACATCGGTGCTGTTGTCGGGAGTAGGCCATATCCGTAAGCTAGGTGTTACTTGCCTGTCCAAAAAAAACTGTACAGGACGCCCTGTTGTGGCTTTGTTTGGAATATTCAAGTCGTCATCTCGGCTTACGCGAGTTAAAGAGAAATCAGTGCTGCTTCTTGTTACTACGGCGCTCAATATATCAATTACATCCGCAGCCAAAGGATACGTTCTTGTGCCGGAGGTGAGGGCTTGAGTCCTTTGTGCAATAGTCCACTGGTTTAGCCCTCTGTTAGCCCATTCAGCCAACATAAGGTTTAAAGAACGCTTTGCTGTAGTTAAATCGTAGCTTGTTCTAACCTCTAAGCCGCAACGCTCAAAGGCTTCTTCAACGTATTCAGCTACATCTAGCTCAAAATTTACGCTTCCCGAAACAGCCATTATTTATCATCCGCATACAAGTTGTTAAAAATCTGATTTACATCCATTGTATAGTCTAAATCGGATTTTGAATAGTGTATATGCTGTGATGGCAAGAAGTCAGGAGCGCCTTGCCCTGTTTCAAACCATGCTGGATGTGTAACACGAACGCGGTTATTTGGCAATGCGACGATGTTTCCAGTATACTCTCCAGCGTCCAAAAGCTCTAAAACATGGCTTTGTTTATGCTGCGCCGGATCATCTGCTATCTCACTTTCGGTGTAATCCACAGTAAAATAGTATTTTGCCGGAAAGAAATCAGGCCCTATTTTAGCGAGCCACGGACAAGGCTGGGCCCGATCCATTTGGTAAACGGCATGAGTGTGAGACATGCAATCCCACGGTTGAGCTAAGTGAACCGGCATAGGCTCCGGCCACTGCTCAAAAGGAGTGTCTCCAACAAGGGCTGTAATGGGCATACGAGCCCACATAGCACCACCATGTACGTTAGGGTCATCCGTGCCGTCAGTCTCGCATCCGGTAAAAATCATTTGAAAGCTTAAACAACGGCTTGGCATGGTCGTAACCGCAATAGCCATGCCGTGTAAAAACTCGCCATGATAGTTAGAATGATTGCACGTATACTCTCTTCGCACCCAGCATTTAAAGTGCGGAATATTACTTTGAAGATAGGGCAAATTACTTTACCTTGCCGCCTTTTGCCATGCCCTTTTTCTTCATGCCAACCATGCCGCCTTTAGCATAGCCTTTTTTCTTCATCATCATGCCGCCACCGGCCATTTTCTGAACCTTACCGCCTTTGGCGTAGCCCTTCTTTTTCATGCCGACTGCACCGCCTTTAGCCATGCCTTTTTTCTTCATGCCACCGACAAGGTTCATTGCATAATCATTCATTGTTGGAAATTCATTAGCCATTTTACGCTCCTATGTTTAACTTACAGAACCACTGGTTCTTTTTCTACGATTTGACATAACGGCACCACAACCTCGTGCTACCACTGTTCCCGGAACAGACCTACCATTAAAAGGACGTTTTGGAGTAGTTTCTCCACCCCTACTCATCTTCCTAACTTTCGCAGTCTTTGTATTAGGGACAACAGTTTTTCCTTTAGATCCTGCCCGCTTCTTCTTACGAGCCGTTGTAGCTCGTTCGCTTTTCGATAGGCTGTTAGCTTTAGCTCTAGGCAAGCAACGATCAGGGTTACTCTTATCTTTTGAAGTACCACATTTACCTTTGATAGAGCCATCTGATCCAATCCTAACCCAGTCCTGTTTCACCCATTCTTTAAGCTGACCCATTACTTGCCCTTTGACTTTTTACCTTTTAACACGCCTTTAAGGGTTTTAGCTTGACCAGCATGTAACTTAGACGCCTTATTAAGACCTCTAACAACTTTTTTAACTTTTGCTCTGTTTTGTTTGGAAATCATAGCTATTTACCTTTTGATTTCTTAGCGTAGTTGGGATCTTTACAATACTTTGAGGCTGCCATGTTTGCATACGCTGACGGGTATGTGTCAAATGTGCGCTTGGCCCACGCTTTCCCCTTGGGACAGATCTTACCACCACTTTTTACCTTGCCCCCTTTTTTCATGCGAACAACGCTGCTTTTACGAGTTGGGCACTTTCCTGCACCTAGATTTACTGCACTTGTCATAGTAACCTCTGCAAAAATGGAGCAATAATAACTAAACCAACAATCCACCAAAGCCTCTGATCTAACTTTGTCATATTAGCCTTCTGGTCGTCAAGAAGCTCTTCAATACGCTTGTATCGAAGATTGCACTCCGCCTCGTGCTTGGCTAGCTCCGCCATCACCTTGGCGGCTGTGATTGTTTCTTTCTTTACCGGCATTTCCAACGCTTCCTTGCTTGACGCAAACGACTATTTGGATCTTTAGCCGCTTTAGGGAACTTCTTCATCTGACCTTCAGAACGAGCGCAATAAGACTTACGGCGTTTTGCTGCGGTACTACCGGGTTTTACTTTACCTGTGACCGCCGTTTTCAACTTACTGCCGGGATTTTTACGCCTATACGCCTTCACCCCGGCATCTGTCATTCCCGCCCCAGCTTTTGTAGGACGGAAATTCTTCTTGTTACGTTTTGGCATCGTAGCTTTACGAGGGGCCATCTAACTACTCCCTACGCATACTTCTTACGCATGTATAACAAGATCGTATAAGTGTCCGCAGAAGTGTGACCGACAGTTGTAAATAAAACATCTCCCGTCTTACCACTGCCTGCATTATTAGTTAAACCGCCAAAAGAGTTATAATCGTGATGACCACTTTGGTTCTCACCTAACTCAATACAAAAAGCGTTAGTTGTAGCGTCAAACAGAATTTGAACTTTCATTCCGTTACACTGCCACCAAATACGTTCTAGGACGACTTCACTACACGCAACACCGTCTAAACTACTGGATAGAGCCGATACATCTACCTTCTTTACAGTAGATTCGCCGCTGCCGTCAGAAACATTGGTAAACTTTATAACAGCATGTTTAGGGCCGTCGATCAGAATTTGTGATGTTACTGCATCAGCCATGCTTGATCTCCTTTTAAAACAAGTGTAGGTGGGGAAACTACCCCCACCTAACTTAATTAACCGTTATTAAAATCGACATTCATGCCAGTAATACGGATCCAAATTTTACCTGCTGTATACGCAGCATTTGTAGCAGTACCTTGAACTAGATAGATGAACTTTTTAGACAAAGCCGCCATAGTAGAACCAGCATCTACGGAGTTATAGTAACCTAAAGTAAGATCGCCGTTGTTCATCATCTGAGTACCAGAAGCGACAGCAGCACCAGAAGCAGTAGTTCCTGTAGCAGAAATGTCTACGTTAATATCTGGATCACCGCCCGCAGGAACTTCTACGCAACCAAATTCTAACAGGATTGGAATACCGTTTACTTCTTTCGTGAGTTCCGCAATGTACGCATTAGCAGAAGTTCCGACACCAATAATACGATCGCCTGTAGCTGATCCAACAAACCCACCGTGAAGGTCAATAAGAATAGTTGTCGTGATTGTGCCACCAACCTTGCTAAC